CCGGGGGAAGCACGTCCGACAGTTAAATTCCCGATATCCGCACCGTTTTGTGTAGCAGACGCAAAACTAAATTTATCAATAACATCAATAGGGCCATTCCCTCCCGCAACATATCCATTCGTTTCTGATGAAGTACCACTCGCACCGCTGTGGTTAGCTGCCAAGTCTCCGACATCACTGGCATTCGTATCGCTCGCAAATGGGAATCGATCAATAACATTACCTGCTGGCTCATTCCCACTAGAATAACCGTGAGTCCCTGAATGACACCCCACAAGATTATAACGGGTTACTGACACATCGCCTACGTCAGTCGCATTACCAGTTGAAGAATAGCTATATTTATCTATTTCATTTGTAGCAGACCCATCATACCCCCCACTACAATACCCATAAGATGTTCCTCCGTATGTCCAAGGCTGTATTGAGTCCTGTGCTTCATCTACGTTAGTCCAAACATTTGCATCCGTAGTTGCATCAGTGCAGACGTAATAATCACCTGTGGCACTGTTTGCCCACTGTGTCCCAAGGACTGCGTTAGTTGTGATTGTTGGATCTGAAGAGCTTACTGTTGCTCCACTAGCAGGAGTGTTGATTACTCCAGATCCATCGTCTGTATTATCGCCTACGATTCCTGACATGGTTCTCCTTTTTTCTTATAAGCGTATTGATGATTTACAATTGCATCAACCCCTATTCTTGTCAGCGAGTGTTTGTGTTCTTCTTTAAAAGTTTCAACCATCTTCTCTAGGAAATCGTGCATTGATTTGACACTTGGCAGCTTATTTTCTTTGAGTTCTTTTTCAACTGAAGCCATATATTCTCTGGTTAACTTTTCACCAACCATTGGATGTACTCCAAACTGTTCCCAATATTCTACGGTTGAAACCGCTATTCTATTTGTGGACATCAAGTTTTGTATGGCTTGGCGAAACCCCATTCTTAAAGCATTGGCAATTTCTTGTCTTTCATAATCTTCCTCATCCCAATCCACTGGTATATTATGAGCCGTTCTAATTTGCTCATACATATCTTGGAACATCCCAATTTCTTTCATCGCATTTTCACAACTAGATTTCATCTCTTCATTTGCTACAGTAGCTTCTTCCGCTTCTACTAGAGACAGTTCAGTGTTTTCCTCTATCCAGACTTTAATCTTTGCTTTATTTTTCTTAGCCGTAAAGTGTGCCTCGATTAAAGCATTTCTTTTAGCGTCGATCTGTGATAAACACTGCTTCATCTGCCGATAAGGTGAATCGGCAATCATTGCTAACGACTGTAGCGTAGAGGTAGTTTGGCTGTTTCTTCTTCCTACAATTTTTTTACCGCGATTTAATTCTGGTAAACGATCACATATCTTCTGCAACCCCTCTTGTGGAATAGTAGTTTCTGGCAACAATTCATTGAGTAACGATTCAGATAAAACCAAACTACTTGTCATAAAGGTACTCCGCTAAAACATCCAGTGTATTGTTTCCCATCGTTGAGATCCCCGAAATCAACGGCATTAGCTGCTGTTACCATCGCCCAGTAATCCAGAGTTACCTGATTCGTAACCCCTCCAGCTCTAACTCCTCTTGTGTCATTTGAACAAGCGTCACACCCTCTAGCCCCAACGGTCAAATCCCCAAAGTCTGTTGCATTACCTGTCGTAGCTATCGTTACAAACTCCATCGTTGTTAAAGCTGAATGGCCCCCAATACTCATAGCTCTTCCACCTCCCCCAACGCCCCCACCGTTGTAATTAGAAGTTGTCCTATCACCAAAATCTGTGGAATTTCCAGTCGTAGCCATCGTTATGTAGTCAATTACGTTTGTTCCTGCCCCACCCATACAAACGCCTCTGGTCTCATTTTCTCCTCGTCCACCCCTACCTCCAGCTTGTGTTCTATCTCCAAAATCTGTTGCGTTCCCAGCAGAAGCAATAGTGATGTAATCGATATCTACGATGTCACTTTCGGATCTGCCCATAGCAATTCCTCTTGTTCCATTTCCCACACACTCAGGCCCATTACCTTGATCTGTGCCTGTTGTTTCATCTCCAAAATCGAGTGCATTCCCAGTGGTTCCGCAAGTAATGTACTCAATTACGTTGGTGTCATTATTGTTCCAAATTACGGCTCTTGTTATATTTGTCACTCCTTTTTTACCGTCGGTATGTGCTACAGCGTTTCCAAAATCTGTTGCGTTCCCAAGAGTAGCAATGGCCCAGTAATCGATTGAATCTTTGCTGTGACCGCAAGCTGAGAATCCTCTGCTACCACGCATTGAAGCAGGAGGGGTTATATCATCACCTGCTGCGTCCACATTAGTCCAAATATTTTCATCCGTCGTAGCGTCAGTCAAAATGTAAAATTCTCCACTCGTGCTATTAGCCCATTGTGTGCCTAATGTTGCATTGGTATCAATTGCTGGGTCACTTGATGAAACTGTAGGCCCTGACGCTGCTGTACCTATAGACCCTGATCTACGACTTGAATTAGTACCTACTGATCCGCTCATAATTTATCCTTATAGTGTTTGGTCAAGATACGAAACAACCACATCCACATTAGCAGAACTAGCAGTTGCCATACATAAATGGTCAGTTCCCTCAATGACGAATTTAGTTGTATGCTCAAATGTTGCATTAGCTGCGAGAGCTTGATCGGAATAGATCTCAAAATCCGTTCCTCCTCCGTCGTTATCAATGTAAATGTCAAATGTCTCTGCTGCCCCTGCGGTTTCACAAATAAGAATTGAGAGAATGGTATAGGTATGACCACTTACACCGTTAATCAATACTGATTCGCTGTTAGTTACTGCAGCGGTATGTGATACTTTTAGTAATTCGCTTGCCATTTAGGTCTCCTTAGAAGCCCAACACTAGGGCTTTACCAGTGCTAGAAATTGATGGGTTCATAATTGTTGATGATGAAGTGATGTTATATGCTAAAATATCTAAATTAGCTCCAAGCTGTGGAGATCCGTCACTAGATATAGCTAATTCAGCAAATACGGGTACCGAACCTGTCCCTTGAGATTTTAAATAATGTCCAGAAGTTCCTGTTGCAACGGTAGTCGCTGCTGCGTCAGCCCCCCATGTAATCAATCGTCCATCGATTCCATCTTTTAAAGCAGAAACAGCTAAGTTCGTTATTACATTATTATCATCATTGATTGTCTTGTTGGTTAATGTTTGTGACCCGGTTAGAGTAGCAAACCCAGTTGACGCAATAGCTGCTGCTGTCCAAGCCGAACCCGTATAAACCATCAATTGGTCAGAGCTTGAGTTAAAATATAAATCTCCCTCAGTTAAACTGTCACCGTCATTATCTGTGCTAGGGTCTGAACTTTTAGCTCCTAAATAAGTATCATCAAATGTATCGGCTGAAGCGGCAGCGGCTGTTGCGGAACTTGCTGCTGCTGTCGCACTTGAAGCACTTGCTGTCGCACTGGTTGATCCTGCACTTGCACTGGATGCGGCTGCTGTAGCTGAACTTGCGGCTGCCGTGGCAGATGTTGCTGCTGCATTTTTTGAAGTAGTCGCTGCTGCGGAACTAGCTGCCCCTTTTATGCTGTAATGTTTTGCTGAATATTCAGAAGTATCTACGGTGTCATCTTCTGCGTTGGTTGCCCATTGTTTAGCCGACCCTTTACCTGAAGCGTCAGTGACACCTGTGCCACCTATAGCATACGCTTTAGCAGAGTATTCACTGCTTGCAACTGTCCCATCTGTTTTAGTAGCCCAGTCTTCTGCTAGATTTTCTATCCAACTTAATTGTCCCGATCCATTTGTCTTTAATATATAACCAGTTGAACCATCTGCTTGAGGCCATTTTTGACCATCCAGTATGATGTCACCTGTGCCATGAGGAGTGATTGTAACCGTCCCATTAGTATCTGTTGAGCTAATCGTATTGCCGTTTATATTGAGATTGTCTATATTTAAGTTATCTATCTTGCTTGAACCATCAACTACTATTGCCTTTGATGCCGTCAATGTTCCTGCGGTGACATCAACAAAATTTAGTTCAGAATGCGTAGAAGTAACAACCCCACCAATACCGGGAAAATCAGTTAACAATACATTCTTTACGTTTCTTATATGGTCATCACCTTCGGATCTTGGGTCAGTCCCAACTGGATTGGTAGCATCAAGATCATCTAGGTGTGTTACGCTTTCTAAACCCATTTATTTCTCCTTACTGTAAACCAACATCTATTACATAAGTACCGTTGTCAGAAGTAAAAGCTAACTTAATATCAACTTCGTCAATTCCTTCAACATCCATATAAAACCATCCAGTTGCACCATCCAAAGCAGAAAGATCACCAGAAGCTCCTAACAAGGGTCTTTTCGGACTTGTAAAATGACCTGCTGTTGCTGGCCCTGCTATAGTTGCATAAACCCCATTAGCGTTGTGTGGTTTTACATCAATCTGGAATTGGTCGAATGCTGCTACTGAAGCAGTCACTAGACAGAAAATTCTTGAATAATTTCTTGTTTGCACTTTCATAACACTGGTTAGTGCTTGATCCAATGTTGCAGAAGTAGCAGTTTCACTGTGAAAAGCCATTATTGTTCTCCTATTTTATGCGGATAATGGCCCAGTCGTGAGTCCACCTTGACCGACAATATACCAGTTACCATTTGTAAAAAGCAGATGCACACTGTCACCAGCGTCTGCAAAAGTTATATTTGTATAGCCACCACCATTGCTTGGGGTTAGTGTCCCGTTACCACCATCTGTCTTGAGAATGACAAACAAATGCTGTCCTTCGACCCCATCAGCTAATGAACCTGCTTGGGCACCTGTAGTAGTCCATTCTGCAATAGATCCCGTTATTGGGATTGCTCCTGCACCACTTAAGGTCGCTGTTTCAGAAGTCATGAATCCCCCTTGAACATCAACCTTGCCACTGCCTTTTGGTATTAGATTCAGGTTGATATTAGAGTCACTTCCTTCAGCAGCTACAGCAGGGCCAGATGAAGCATCTGCATTATGTATTCCTATGTAATTAGCAGGCGTTGATGATTCAGTAAATATAATATATTCATCGCCACCTGCGTCTTTGATTCCCTGTGTTGTGTCTAACATTATAGAACAAGCGTCAAAATCAACATCACCTGTCCCGTTTGGAGCGATTAACAAATCACCGTTAGTATTAGTCGTTGAGATGGTGTTGCCGTCAAGATCAATATTATCTACATTTATTGTGTTTAATTTGCTTGAACTATCTAAAACTAACGCCTTAGAAGCGGCTGCGGTGCCTGCTGTTACTCCGTACAAAACATTTAGTTCAGTGTGTGTTGCACTCATAACTCCACCAATGTTGGGGAAGTCAGTAGTCAGTGCCGTTTTTATGTTCCTGATATGGTCATCACCTTCGCTAACTGGATCACCCACAACAGGATTTGATGCGTTTAAATCGTCTACGTTTGTTACAGATTCTAAAGCCATGATATCTCCCTAATCAGACCAAATTGCGTTAATGGTATTCCAGTTTTGTCTTATATCATTCCAACTCATACCAAGATCAACACTCCATTCAGTCCAGTTATCATCCCAGTTGTCTGAATTTGTATTCCAGTTATCGCTAATGGTACTCCAATATTGTACTTGCGTGGCTCTTGTCCATGTTGTGCTTGCCATCTAAATACCTCTCACATCACTTTTAACAGCCAATGCACCACCAGAATGTCTATCTTTATCATCAGCAGCAGCTATTGCGTCAATTGCCTGATTAAAGTAAAGCCCCCACATTTTTGCTGATTCTGGGTTTTTAACAAAAGGTTCTGCCTCTAGCAATGACCCATAAAGCAAAAGATCGGAGTGATCTTCTAGTAATTTGTTACTTGTTACACTGTCAGAAAGGTGACTGAACTTCCTATAGAATACCATTTCTGCGGTATAAACTCCACCCGGTTTTGGCCCTAATCTGACTTCATCGCCTACTAATGTATAAAACTTAGGTCTGCCAACGCCACTGCCAGTTTCTATTTCAAATCTTTCTGGTGTCATGTAATTCAAGTCTACTGATGGGTTTGTTTTTAATGCGAAATGACGCATCTGTATATAATCATCAGGTAGGCCATAGTATTCTTGATTTGCTACGGTAGACATTTCCGCTCGATGTTCCATAGAACGAACTCTTATATGTCTGTTTATTCTGTCTTCTGCAAGGCTTATGAAATCAGGAATAACATCAGTCAAATCATCTCTGTCTATCCAAGAAGCAATGGAAGTTTTTAGTTTTGCGTAAGAGTCAATAGCCATTATAAATTACAATCTATAGTTCTAAAAAGGCGGTTATCTGGGTCATTGAGCCATTTTCTAAAAGCAACTCTATCGAACCAAACACCACTTTGCATTAATTTATCGACAACAACATTTGGAATAGAAGCAATTTTAGCAAACTCTCCAAAACGTCCACTAGCACTGTTTTTATCTATTGCAAATGCTTTTCTGTCGGCCTTGTTCTTCTTTATTATTTCATCTATATCTTGATATGAAGACATGTGGACATTGCCAGTACCCGTGTCAAACCAGCCTGTGGTCTTGACCATATTACAACCCCAGTCTTCGCTTATTTTAACATCTGACATTTGTGTTTAAACCTCAAAAAATATGATGATAGACAACGCCAATAAAAACAACGCCCCACATAACCCAATTGTACTTGTACATAAGTTCTTTCATATTATCCTCCGTATAAAGGGGAGCTTTCGCCCCCCAATATTGGTTTAACCTAGATTACAGAAGGTCTGTTTTAAGTTCAGATACTTTAGCACTAGCTGCTTCGTTACGAGACTCAAGGGTATATTCCGATAAGAGTAATCTCTTTTCAGCGTCACCCGTCTTAGCAAGGTCATAAACCTTGAAAGGTCGTAAGTAAGCAATAGCCCACATATCTTTCTGAATGATAGAAATAGTACGATCTCGACTGAATCGGGAAGGCACAACTTTCAATTCTCCAAAATCACTGACATAAATATCAGCGGCACCGATGATTGTTCCGGGGCCAGTCCCTGATTGCTCACGATACATTGTGGCAATACCACTGAATTGACTGGATATGTTCTGCTTATTTACAGCACCACAAAGCATCATTTCAGGATCTCCACCAGAAGTCCAAGCTGCTTGTACGGCTGACTTAACCATCGCTTCAGTCAAATCACGCTGCGTTCCATCAGTTATAACATGAGTAGTGCCATGCAAAGCATAACTTGTACCCGATGATTTATTGGTATTAATCCAACTTTCCAAAGCACGAGTTTTGCGTGTCGTTCCACCCGTAGATGCAACGTCTGCTTGAGCTTGGCAAAGAGTAAATTCAATATCTCTTTTTAACTCCTTACCTTTTTTAGCTACTTGGTATGCAATTTCTGACTTCCTACCTGCTTTTAAAGTAGATTCATGCGTACCAGAAATCATCAGCGTTTTAGCACTGATTGTCGTGTAGTTTGTTGCTCTAGTTGTAACAACTGAAACCGCAATGCCTGCTGAATCGTAATCTTCACCTTCAAGCTGTTGGTTTACTGCTGCTGTTGCTAGAGAATCGGTTTGCCATTCATGCGTTGTAGCTGAACATTTAGTTCTGCCGATGTTTGACATGAAAGGTGTTTCTGTTGGACTAATATTATAAATTACATCTGTAAGATCTTCTCTATTACCTATTGCTGATACTATATTTGTACCGGGGCCAACCCCAAAGGTACCTGCCTTAGTTGCCATTTTGATTTACTCCTTAAAGAACTTAAAAAAGGCTACATTAATTCAAAGATTGCAGAAGCTATATCTTCAGTTCTGCCGCCTCGTTTTTTAGCCAAATTTAGTTTAGTTTGAAATTTCCCTGATTTACTATCACGGTTTTGAGTATTTTTACTACCACCTTTAACTACTTTAGGGACTTGCTTTATTTTCTTCGGATTTGATTTTTGGATTTTGTCGTATAACCTAGCCTTGTTTAATATCAACAAGCTCCTATGGTCTGTGACTGCATCCAAGTCCTCTTTGGAATACCCGATATTCCCAGCGTATAACTTAAGCTCCTCGCTTAACTTTGCTCTCTTATCCGGGTTCTTCCAGTCAGGCAATTTATCACCTAACAAATCCATTTCTTTTGCCACAAGCTCCTGATGTTGCCTTGCGTATTGCTGTTGTTGTTGATGAGTAACTTGCTGTTGCTCTTGGGCGGCCTTTTGGTGTCTTCCTTCTATGTCACGCATTTCTTCTTTTCGTGTCATATAACCAATAGGGTCATCCTCTTTCAACTGTGCCCAGTCAATATTATCGTATTGCTGGTATTGCTCATTCATCAACTGCTGAAATTGGGTCAATGCTTGGTTATACTGTTGCCGTTCTTGGACTACAGCTTGCCTTTCATTGTCAAACGACCTTTTTTCTTCAGCAAGGCTTTGAGTTTTTTGGGTGTAATCAGCACCTTTTTGATAGCCATTTTTGAGTTCTTCAAGATCTACCTGTACCTGCTTACCCTTCACATTAAGGGTGTAGGTTGGTACCTCGACATCGTACTCTTCCGACTCTTCTTCGCCTAATTCTGGTTCAGATTCGTCACCTTCTGGCTCTTCTTCTTCTGCTGTTTCTTCTGATTCTGTGGACTCTTCTATATGTCCACGATCTTGGGATGGTAAATAATCATCTTCTGAATCATCCAAGATACCTTTTTTTACAATTGCTGCTGCGGCATCTGTTTCGCTGTTAAGCGGTTGATTTTCATCGACAGTAGCCACTTCTGGACTAACATCGACTCCCACGCTTGGGTTGGTCTCAGCCATTTATTTTCTCCTTAATGTACGATTTTACTTGACAAGCCTTTTTAAAGGGCTTATATTAAAAAAAGATGTTCAAAAAGTTTAACCAACCAATTAAAAGATAAAAGAAAAACCTTGAAGCCTCTCTTCAAACTTCACTCAAAATCAATTGGGTAAAAGTAAAAATTATTAACTATCTGATGCTCCAATCCCAGCAACTACAGCAGCCATCCCTGATACAAACCAGAGAGTACCGTTACATACGATATCTACATAATCTCCTGCTAAAGAACCAGAAGCAAACGTGATAACATCGTTACTAGAACCATTGAAAAGGGCTGAATCATCACCATCGTCATGTGTAGCAGAAGAAACAACACCAGCAAAAAATTCGCCAGATCCATGAATCGTCACCGTACACACAGCAGAGGCATAATCCGCAGCCATTATAATTTTATAATTTAAACCAGCTTCCGGGGAATGAGGCAGAGTTACATCTACTCCATTCGCACCCAAAAAAATAATCTTCCCACTGTCTGTTGGGGTTAGAGTTGTATCTGCTGTCACATGCTCAAAAGCCAACTTACGGGGTTGGAATGCCCCATGTACTACCATCTGATTATATCTTCCACCACCACTCATAACTCACTCCTTTATTTTTGATACATACCTTTGTTCTTAGATGCTCCACCTGAACGACCTTTTTGACACATAGACATTGACTGGTCTTTATTCTCAAAGCTAGAACTAGAAACACTTTGTCTCAACTCCGCTCTGCCACCACCACTGTCTTTATAGTGTGCGTTCTTAGGAGTAGGATACTTACCCATTTTTTCCATGTTACGCTCCCATATCTTCTAATTGTTTTTTTGCTAGTTTCCCTGTATCAGAATATGTTTTAATATGTCCAAGTACAGTGTCTAGCGTTTTATACATCATCCAGACGTTTTCTCTCGATTGGGAATCCTCTACAGAGGTTTGCTCCCACGCCTTAAAATAAGCATCTTTCAAGTAATCAAAAGTTTGTTGGAATACAGGATTCTCTAAAAGATATTCTGCATCTCGCCCTTGTTTAACTTCTTGATTTAGCGATGCTGACTCATCATTCATATTCTACCTTATTTTAATGTTATTTATTGACTCTATTCGCCTATTTTGACTGATCTTGACTGGTCTCTTTCAAGAATTAATTCTTCAATCTTTAGTGCGTGTTCAGCCGCTTCCATTTGCATTTCTGCATCTAACTTCTCTTTCTCAAAACGAATCTTTTCAATCTCTACTTGTGACTTAACCATTTCTATCTGGTTTTGTTCACGCTCTGCTTGTAATTGTGATTGTAACTTAGCCACTTCGATCTCGTTTTTCTGTTGGTCTTTAGACATGTCAACCTGCATACGCATTTGTTCAAGTCCTTGACGCTCTTTATCCATCTGCATTTCAGCTTGCATCTTCTGACCTTCCATCTGCATCTTCTGCATCTCGATCTGTGCTTTCATCTTATCGGCTTCAGCTTTTGGATCTGGTGGAGGTGGTTGTGGTTTAGTTGTGTCAGGGTTGCTTATGAAGCGATCAAAGTTTTTATAACCCATCGACTTTAAGGCTTCCCCCACCATATTGTAGACATTTTTTGGACTAACCATGTGCTTGAATTCTGGATCTTGCCTAATAGCGGCATAATTTTGGCCCAACAACGCCATATGGTTGATTGCTTGATCCCGATTGCCATGCCCAAGGCCAACATTAACCGATACATTAGCGTTCCCTTTCCATTGCGTTGGATCTACCTGCACCCACTTGTTTTTTAATTTGATTACATCCGCACGATCTTGGTGTTTAAGAATCAAACCGTACATCTTTTTAAACATGTCCTTAATGCCTGTTTCTGAAAAGATACGCACCATCAATTCTAAACGAGCATTCGCAGCGTCCATCTGTGCATTCGCTGGGCCTGCCTTTGCGTTATTCAACACATTAGGATCTATGCCCGTTCTGAATTTTGAAACACCTGTGCGTCCATCTCTAATTTGGTCTATATAATTTAACAACTCAAAACTACCACTAGGTAAAGGTGGAGTGTCTAAGCGTGTTACCGCATTCGGAGTTTTCACTCTAATCACGCCACCGGGTCTTGAGGTTAACAAGTCATCCAGATTAGCTTGACCTTCGAGCATTGTAAATCTGCCGTTGTTTAAATTATAAATATTGTCAAGAATGTTTCTAATGAGTGTTGATTTAACAATCTGTATGTCTACTACCTTATCTGACAACGACAACCCATAGTATTTATGTGGGACGGGTATCGGACAAATAGAAGCAAAAGGCTTGTCATCTATTGGGATGTTTTCTAGGATTGTGTTTCCTGCCTTGGTTATCTTGCGTAACTCTGAATGACCGTCACCATCCCAGTCTACATTCATATAACCTTCTGTTATCCATATCTTTCTGTTAGAGTTCTCGTTGTTAAAAGCACTTCCGCTATGGCTATAAGAATCATCAAAATTATGTCTTGCATTGGATTCATCGTTCCACTCTTGTTCGTCATCTCCTGACATCTCATCGAGTTCATCATCAGAAACATCGGGGAACATATTCTTAACTTCGGATAGCGTTAGTCTGACTCTGTGCCCCACAAAGTCTGCATCATCTAAGCTCTTTGCTCTTTTGGACACTAACAATTCTTCTGGGGGTATTACTTCAATTTTTATTCTTCCTTTTTCTTTAACACGTTCTACAACGACATCGTGAAAACGCATTATTTGCGGCATTTGATCCGGGCCAATAACTTCTTCTTCAGTTTCGGTATGTTCCACAACTTCAATTTCTTCATCAGAAACCAATTTAGCAAACGCAAAATCATCAAGACCACTGTATTCCTCTCTTTCAAATGTAGGTGTATCATCCCACCATATTTTGGAGACTCCAGTTTTTTCTAACAAAGCATCCTTCGCCATGTCATGTATAATATTAAAACCACCGTTTCTTTTTTCAAACAAATAATTTACATAGTCTGTAGCTTGTTCTGCTTCGGCTTCATCTTCAGGGCCAGTAGGTTCAAATTCAGCAATGCGATCACTGCCTGTGAAGACCTTCATAATATGTGGCATAGCCCATTCGACTACTTCAAAGACATCGTGGGATATAACTTGAGAACGACCTTCAATCTCATTACCTATTGAGTTGCCGTAATAGTATTCTACGGCTGTGCGTCTTTGTTCTGAAAGCTCGCTATCATGCCTACCTATAGAATTATTCTCTTGCCATTCAAATACAGACTTTAGTTCGTCTTCGGTCATTTTTTCTTTATTTTTTCCCACGCTTAGTCACCTTTGCTTTTGGTTCAACTGATTTACTTTTGATTAAGTCAATGATTCCAACTTCTTTGCTGTTGGTTACAAAGCTGTCGCTGTTGCCGAAAATTATGTCAACTTTGCTTTCTACTGCTTGAATACGTTCTTCTAGTTCTGTAAGTTTGTAACCGTCTTTAAGGCTCATGGTACTCTCCTATATTATGGCATATCCTATGACAATTAGCACATAGCATTATGCACTTTTCCCATTCTTTAACAATATTCTTCCAAGACCTATCCATAGAACATGCGTTTAAAGTAAATTCTTTAGCTTCTATATGATGAAAATCAAACACTGCATCTGGGAACGTCCTACCACAATCATGACATCTTCCGTTAGACATTCTGACCAGCTTGCCTCTACGCTTGGTTCGTTTCAATTGTTTCCCTCCCGTCAAACTATCCCCATATTGTTGTACACCAATGGTTTATTAAAACTACCTCCAAAACTTTGGTAAGCAAACGTCAGGCAAAACGCATCCGCTAAATCTGGAGACTTTAACCCACGCTTTTTCATATCATCCTTACTCTCTGCTTGTAGCTTACCTAGACTGGTATAAGCGAATTTAACATTAGCGAGTTCATCAATCAGATCTTCATCTCTAGGCATACTCACTGCCATTGTGTCAAACCAGTCACGAGCGTTAAACCATAATTCATCTCTTAGTCGATTGTAGAGATGTTCCACTGCCGGCCTTTCTGCCACATTGACTCCCCTAACAGGTAACCCCATTTCCATGAGCCGATCCACCACGCCACTCCCCAATCCAATCGAATCCACAAGTATCTCCTGCGGCCTCTCGTTAGGGTGTATTTCGGTCTTCTTGTATTTACTGGCGATAATTCCACAGGTCTGCATGAGGTCTTTACCTCGCCATGACTCAACTTTACCAACAACTCTCCTTCCTTTCCTAATACATAGAGCGGTACTGTCCGAACCAAATCTGGCAACGTCTAACCCCCATACAACAGGTTCATCATCTGGAATTTCTATATGTCTTTCAACACTACCTTCTAACAAAGATAAAGGCATTATGCTGTCATCATCATCTTTAGGGAATTCACCTAGTACACGCACACGATAGATATTGCTATCTACGCCATACTTCTCTTGCATTTGATCTATATACTTTCTGCTTACTTGGTTACTGTCTTCACAAGACACTTGCATCGTAGTCCAATAAGAACGCATCTTGTTAAACGCATCAAAGAAGTAACCTGATGTTCTGGTAGGGTTGCCTGCTAAAAAGGTCTTTGCTCCTGCGGTAGACATCGCACCTTCACCGACCTCAAAGATAATAGGCTCAATACCTGATGCTTCATCCACCATAAACAGCATGTTTTCAGAGTGAAATCCTTGGAATGCTTCGGGAGTTTCTTTTCTCGCTGTACGAGCTACAGCAAAGGATTCGCTAGGTGCGGATACTAATTCTACTCTGTCGTTCTTTACAGCCAGAAGCGACTTTAGCCCCGGCGGTAGTTTCCTGTACCACTTTGCAATTTCGCCCCACAGCACATCGGACAATTGGTGCCCAGTTGGTGCTGTACAAGCGACTTTTGCAGGATATCGAGTTAGTAACCACCATAGGATAATCCAGCTTTCTAATGCAGATTTACCGACTCCGTGTCCAGACTTAACGGCAACACGGTCATTATTCTTAATAGCAAGCATGGCTTCTCTTTGCCATTTTTCTGGTTCAACACCCAAGGCTTGCGTTACAAACCTATACGGACTATCGTACCAAATCTTTAATCTTTTTCTAACATCGTTAGTTGAGGACGATTCCATTACTATCATCAAACTCCAAAGATTCCACATGATCGTTTAGAAAAGAAGGCATACCATCCCCATTATAAGAACCAAGGATATTATAGTGAAAAAAATCTAAAGCTTCTTCTTCAGTCATTTCATCACGATCTACCATAATATCAAGTATTTTTTGTGTGCTGTATAGAATTGTTTCTCCACTCCCATAAGAAGTAATGCTCCCTATAATAGCTTCATCAAAACCATCAGCGGTCATCATTTGAGTCATCATCTTCTGCGTCCTCTAAAGGAGTGACATCTACAATATCTGCACTATTGATCTGCTTTAATGCTTCTACAAAATTAACTTGAACTGTGTTTTCTTTGTGAAGTTCTTTAGGAATAATACTTGCCACCATCTTACAAAATCCAATAGGGTCTTTCTCTGCTGCCTTATCCAATAGGTTCATGCCTCTGGTTGTGCCGTTAGACCCGTTGGTACGCTTATTCCAATAGGCGTGGATGTCTTCTAAGAAGTTATTAGAAAGTTTGTTTCTGGCACCTTTAGGTCTACCTTTTCTATTGGGTACCAAATTCTTTAGTTTAGCTTCCAGTTGCTTGTCTCCCATGTACTGCATTCCTTAACATTTAATTTTGTTACCGCTCTTGGGTGTATCGCCTTGTCTGGGACTAACCACATCAGACATGAATCGCAAACCCAACATTGTTTTGTTGTTATGTAATAAACCGGGTCTAGTGATGAAGGACAAGTGGTGAAGACATAAGTGTCTTTATCTGAACGCTTCGCTTTACTGCAATCCATTTTGCCAGAAGCAACCGTTGGACAGACATATATATCATCAACCACCCTGTCTTCTTCGTAGTCCCAGTATATCGTTATATTGTTTGGTATTTCTTCAACTTTAAAATAATGAATCCCTTCGTTGGGTAGTTCCCCCATATAAACAGGCTCTGCTGCGGCATAAGAAGTCATTAAGCTAATCAATAGAATTAAACATATCAACCTGACGCTCATATTTTTTAATCGTGTGTTCCGCATTCATTACCCATTCACTTAATTCAACAAACTCTAACTTATGTATATGCCTACGATCCCCATCCACTTGCCATTCGACATATGGGAATTCGTGCATAGGATACTTTTTAGCGACCGTTACGGTTCCTACGCAACCACCAAGCCATAGGGTTCCTACGCATATCAACAACATCTTTTTTAAGCTGCACATCGGATTCATTGTCCACCTCGTTTAATTCTTTAATATGTTCCATTGTGTTTTCAGCTATCTCGCTTTGTAAACTTGCTCTAGCATCTATACGAATATACCTATAGATAAGCCCAACCACTAGAAGTATCCCAAATATTGCCCATACTGTTGACATATTGACTGCCCCTATAAAGTGGGAGTTAAAAAAGAACCTCCTCCTTGAAAACTAAATATCATATATAGTAACGCTAATATAAACAATGACCAGACAACCAAAAAGATTACTGGCGTACCTTCTCTACTTTTCTTGCGACTGTATCTTCGTACCATTGCATTATCCTCCAATGACGATCAATACTTATGCTTTAGGCTTTGTCTTCTTAGGCTTCTTTACTTTACGTTTTTTAGGTGGTCTACCCATTGTGTTCCCGTAAGTTCCTTTTCCTGCTGGCATAATTACCCTCCTTTATATTTCCAATTTGCTTTAACTCCGTCCTTAGTATGTACTATCTCTAACTCCATGTTCTCCACCATGTCCTGCCAATGGCTGGATGCACCCGTAGATTCGTCACAAGGGTCAGTCTCTAAGTCTTTGGCTGACCACACCCTTTCCTTGACTCTCGCTGCTTTCCGTGTAATTTTAAGCTGTTTCGCCATTCTTCATCCGTTGGTTCATCCTCTACATACAATTGTATCACTTTTTGCATCTCTATGACATGCTTCTTCAATGCTAGCTTAGCTGAGAATTTATTTGGGAAAATTTTTTTTGAGTAAGAGTTGTCAGAATTTTTTTGGGAGATTGTGTGGGTGACACCAAC